CAGATACGAAATAAACCAATTCAACCAAAACTATTTTCTATACTAGAAACGGCAGCAAAAGCAACAGGGGTTGAATTAGTTATATTTTCTGGTGGTCAAGATCAGGAGGGTAGAGGTACTAGAAGAACTGGCGGCACAGGTCACGATAATGGATTTGCTGCAGATGTTTGGTTATATAAATCATCGGCTGACAAAGAAAGTGGAAAATTATCAGTGCGAAGAGATACTGGAATTATGAAAAAATTTGCAAGAGAATGTTTTCTTGCTGGAGCAAATGCGGTAGGTGCAGGAGAGGGATATATGGGTGGTGTTGGCGTACATGTTGATATCGCAACATATAGAAATGATCAGGGTATGTGGGGCAAGACACATAGTTGGAGAAGTGCGCCTGGTTGGCTGAAACAGGCAAGAGATGAAGGCGGTTGGAAATATTCGCCTCCTACTAGGAGAGCATAAAATGATTTATGATAAGAAAAAAGGATCACTTTTAAATTATATACAGTTGCCATTGCATGTTATTACTCCATACGGTACATATTTAGGAACAGGATATGACGTTAATTCAATGCCAACATATACCCTATCCTACACTAATGTAATATCCTTTCCAGTAAATCAATTGGTTTTTTCTAATTTGAGTAAAAATAGTATTATAAAGGATACTATTCCGTCACTGACAATAAATGGCAGAAATATTATAGGCTATAACTATGAAATTCCAGATGTTGAGATTAAATATGGTTATATAACTGTTGCTTCTCAACGTATTTCAATTGAAACTGCAAAGATAACAATTGCATCAGCACAACTAATACTTGAGAAACAATTAAGAGCAATTGGTAATGTTTTAGAAAAATTTGTTCATGAACCATTAGGTCAGCCACAATATGATGCACTCATTCATTATTTTTATTATGAAGGTGTAAGTGAGATAGAAAATAGTCCTATCATTAAACTCATTAACAACAGACAATGGTATGATATTACTGATGAAATACAAACAAGTATAAAAAGAGAAAACGGCAGAGTCGATGACCGACTTGCCGCTTTAAGAATTGAAACTGCCAAAATGTGGAGTTATGTGCCTGGATTTAGTTAAAGTTCAGGACGATGCGTAATAACTTCATCTACTAAGCCAAAGTTAAGAGCTTCAGTTGGATTCATAAAGTTGTCACGTTCCATTGCTGCAAGCATATCATCTAGTGTTTTGTTAGCACTATTATGTTTAACATAAATTTCTGTTAGTGACCTTTTCATCTTTAAGATTTCTTTAACTTGAATTTCCATATCAGTTGCTTGACCGCCAGCACCACCGCTTGGCTGATGAATCATATGCCTGGCATTTGGTAAAATATATCGTTTTCCTGCTGCACCAGCAGTTGCCAATAGTGATCCCATAGAACATGCTTGTCCCATTACAGTGGTACTGACATCTGGCTTAATAAATTGCATAGTATCATATATTGCCATACCAGCGGTTACTGCGCCACCCGGAGAGTTAATATAAAAATGGATATCTTTTTCTGGATTTTCACTTTCTAAAAATAGAAATTGTGCACATAGTAAGTCTGCTTGATAATCATTGACTTCTCCTGTTAAGAACAGTACACGTTCTTTAAGAAGCCGAGAGAAGATATCATAACTTCGTTCACCATTAGCAGATTGGTCTACAACCATTGGTACTAGAGTTGGCATTAATTATTCCTTATTTGTTTTTGTAGATTCAAGTTTTCGTATTTCTTCTTTCAGTTCGGTAATTCGGTCATATGCAGCATACAAATTTTTCTGAAGTTCATTTATTTCTAACTGAAACATTTCTACTGTAGTTATCATTTGCATTGACAATACTCCATTACTTTTCTGAAAAGGTTCTAGTTTTATTATCTTTGGATGATCATCCATAGTTTTTACTCCCAACATATCTATAATACATCAAAAATATACGATTGTCAAGTAGTATTTTCAAATGTACGAAGTTAATACGATGATAAATACTCTTAATAAAAAGTTTAAAATTGAGAGACATTATGCAGATTAGATTTTCAGGATTTAGTACCAAGAACAAAAACGCAATAAATCATAATCTTTACGGTAAGGATTTGATTATTGAAGATTTGATGAATAATCTTATGACACGCAAAGGTGAACGTATAATGATGCCTACTTACGGTAGCATAATACATGATTTAATATTTGAACCACTTACACCTGAGTTGAAAGATTTAATCAGAAAAGATATAAATTATATAATAGATGGTGATCCACGTGTGCGTCTTGAAGTTTTAAATATAACAGATACCAATCATACTATTGATATTCAACTATCGGTTTCAATAATACCTACAAACGAAAAAGTTGAACTAACATTGAATTTAGAAAGAGAATAACATGGGCCAAGAAAGAGTTGATAACTTATTCGCTAGTGAAAGTTGGAGTGCGGTTTACACTGCATACAGTAATATTAGTTTGAAAGCATATGATTTTGACACTATTAGAGAAGCATTACTTTCTTACGTTAAAACAACATATCCTTCAAAATTTAATGATTTTATAGCAAGTTCAGAATTTATTGCAATCTTAGATTTGGTTGCATATTTAGGACACTCATTGGCTTTCAGACTTGATATGAATACAAGAGAAAATTTCTTGGATACGGCAGAGCGTAAAGAATCTGTACTGCGAATGGCTAAGAATCTTGGCTACTTAAAAACACGACCGATCAATGCGCGCGGTTTTATGAAAATTACAAGCGTCACTACGAATCAAGATGTATTTGATAATGCTGGAGATTCACTTTCTAATACCACTATTAATTGGAATGATGCAAATGACACAGACTGGTATGAAAAATTCATTACAGTTTTGGATTCTGCACTATCTAAAAATTCTAAGATTTTAGATCCTATTGCAAAAATTGATATACTCGGTATAGAAAATAATATATACGAAGTCAATGAAAATCCTAATGGCAAATCAGTCTCATATCCTTTCACATCAAATGTTTCGGGTGCAACCCGTTTATTTGAAACTACTAAGGTAGAAATAATTGATGATTCAATTGTAGAATCAGAACCTATGGCATCGAGTAATTTTACAATTGTAAATCGCAACGATAATTTAGGACCAGCAAGTGACAGAACTGGATTTTTTGTATATAGTAAGGCAGGCGAATTAAAATTCCAAGATTTCACATACAATGTTAAATTGTCAAATGTAATAAAAAATATTAATAATATTAATATATCAAATAGTGATGTTTGGTTACAGAAAGTAGATAGCAATGGAAGATATTTTTCAACTGTTTCGTTGATTGACAATCAAAGTAAAGAATCTGCGATATATAATACTATTAAAAATGGATCAGGTGAAATTGCTAGTATTACTACGAATGTTGACAACAGCATAAAAGTTAATTTTCCCGATGGTGTGTTTGGTAATGCAGCATATGGTAATTATAGAGTATGGTTTAGACAAGTAGAAAATCAAAATTTCTCGGTTAATGCAAATGATATAGATAACGTCACAATCATCGTGCCTTATATTGGTGCTGATGACCGACCATATAATTTAACTTTAACAATGTCAACTACCAGAGACTTTAGCGAAAACTTTTCGGCTGAGACATTTGAGAGTGTGAGACAAATTGCACCACGCGCATATTATTCACAAGATAGAATGATAAATGCACAAGATTATAATATATATCCACTAACACTTGGCTCAAATATTATTGCAAAATCAAAAGCAGTTAATACCACATTTGCAGGAAATTCCAGGTTCTTTGAAATGGATGACGTAACCGGCCATCACTCAAATGTAAGTGCGATAGGAACAGACGGTAGTATCTTCTTGGAAGATGATAATATAACAATGAGTCTGAGTTTTAATAGAGAAAATAATCAGATTGACAATTTTATTAGAAATAAAATAACAGAAGTTATAAAGCATCCAAGTTTAATTAATTTATATTATTGTGAAAATATGTACAATCCTAACTCAGTTATTACAGATCCTAATCTTAATTTCAATACCCGAAGTACAAATAAAAGCATCATTGATGTATCATCATCTGTGAATTATAATACTACATATATATATCCTGGTGATCATATATTAGTAAACAGTGGAAATGAAAACACTAAAACATGGACAACTGTCAGTAACATTGAATCTAGTGTTGCTGGATCAGCAATGGATTCATATTTCATCGAATATTTAATTCCCGAGAATAGCGGAGAAATTGATAGAATAGTTAGAGGATATAGAACTAGACTCGAAGACAGTGAAATTAATAATATAAAAATTAATAAAATAGAAGATTTGTCAGTTCAGACATTTACATTGATGTATGAATCAGGTACAACTACAAATGTATGGGGATGGAGATTACATGATGAATTAGTTGATCCTCCACTTGTTGAAGGTACAGATGTGTTTATCACATTTACATATGTTCCTGGTATAAGAGAAAATGAAGCAGCATATACAGCACGTTTCACTGGTAAAAAAATCGTGTTTGACAGTACAAAACAAATAAAGTTTCATTATAATAACAATAAATTTGTTGTTAACAATGAAACAAACTTAGCTGAGCGTGATCGATTATTTCTGAAATATTACTCAACTACTAAAAATTTAGAAGACACGTATGAAGAAACTCAAACTATTCATGTAGGAACAGGTGATATTATTAATATTGTTGAGACCGACGATACTGCAACATTCGATATAAAATGGAAAGATACTCCTGGCGCAGTAATTACAAATACATTTGTGGATACAAATGATTGTTTGGAAGTGGTTGAAAATTTACATACACTGATATCACCTGGAGGATCATCATATGATATTACTCCAGATGAATCTACAACTATAGGAATTTCTCCAACATACACAGTTGCATATACAGTAGATAATTTATCTAGTAAATTATCTACAGAATCATTCAATGGTGACATCAATATAAATTCGATAGATCCAAATTCTCCTGTTGTATCTGCCGGCGCATCAGTTGTTTCGTTTGGGGTGGCATCAATTTCAAATAGTGCTGCTTCAAATACCGCATCCACTGTATATAGTTCAACATATACAGATTCTCAATTAGTTTTGGATGGATTTAAAGGTGAGGTATCTGATACTTATTTTAATATTGCAGCAAATAATGGTAATTTTGCATGGGTAGATGAATCCGAATTGCCTACTGGTAAAACTAGATACAATGCGACTAATAGTGATTTTGGTGTACAAACTGATTTCTTTACACAGTTTGATGGTTCTAACACATATCAATTTATTTTTGATGATATGAGTTCAACTGGTTTTGCTATACAGAATGAAAATAATGATGGCTTAGATCCAGATAGTCCAGATCTGGATATATATTGGAAACAATATGCATTCGCTGAAATAAATTTTACTGCACCGAATGTTGCGCCTGATAACTTTACATTGCAAGATTCAGATGGAATTGATATAGATTTAAAACACTGTGAAATTATAACAACTGATATTGATACTTATAAAATATTATTTTGGACAGTTGATCCTACAAATGGTGGAACAGATAATACTATTACCGTTAATAATATTGGTGGAACTTCCACATTATCAGAATTTAAAGTTCAACTCACTAGAATGGTAAGATGTATAAAAACAGATAGAGTTTCATCATACGCTGACGCAGAAACTTACATAGTTGACAAATATATAACACCTGCAGGATATGTTGATTATAGTAAGGTAAAATTAAGTAGTACTGATATAACTAGAAATCCACATGGTATGCTAGAAGTTCTTTCCAATCAAGATGTGTATAGTGAAGCCGCAGATGATCTTGGCGATATATCAGTAGTAAATTTCTCACATATTGTATTGGAAACATACACAGACCAAAATAATAATATATTATATGAACGTATCAGTGATACAGTTATAGCATATAATGAATCACAAAATGATAGAATACCACCGACCGCTTTATTGAGATTTTTCATAAGTGGAGTCGATGTTACATTAAATGATGGCATATGGCAAGAAAAGACTGCGAACGGATGGGAAATTTTGCCAACTGATAGATATCAATTAGTAGATCCAGATAATAAAGACAAAATTATATATAATGGCGTGACTTATAGAATCCTGAAGGGAAGAAGTTATGTTGAAGACAAATTTATGACATTTAGATGGGATCATTATGCTGATATTGATAAGAGAATTGATCCTGGTACAAGTAATATCATTGATTTATATATTCTTAGTTCGGACTATGTTCGCAGAGTTAATACATGGATAAATGGTGGCTTTAGTGATATCATACCATCGGAACCAACGAACTATGAATTGAAAAAAATTATGCAAGGTATTGAACCTAAAGCAAGTATATCAGATCATATCAGCTATATACCTGTTAAGTTTAAATATCTATTTGGTTCATTTGCTGCAGCAGAGAACCAAGCGGTATTTAAAGTTGTTAAGAAATCAGGAACTTCATACAGTGATAGTGAAATAAAAACGGCAGTTGCAAATGCAGTTAATACATTCTTTGATATTGACAACTGGGATTTTGGAGAAACATTTTACTTTTCAGAATTAGCAGCATATGTACACAGAACTTTGCCTAATTATGTTTCAAGTATTATAATAACACCAAAATATCAAACCGGAGAGTTTTCAAACTTGCTAAGTATTAGTAGTGAACCTACTGAAATTTTCTTGAGTTTAACATCATCCGCAGATGTTAAAATTATTTCTAGTATAGTAGCAGCGGAATTATTGGGCGAATAAAAAATGGCAAATAATAAAATATACAATCTTTTACCAGTACATCTTCAAAATAAAGAGTTAGAGACTATTTTCGATAGTACCCTTGAGAGAGCATTTTCTGCTGGCAGTGTTACGAAAACAAAGGCTTTTATAGGAAGAAAAGAAAAAGGAGTATATAACGACAATGATGCATATGTGTCATTTCCTGATCATCTATTTCAGCGTGACAATTACGGGTTAGAACCTGTATTCTCTAATACTAATATTGGAGACAACATATACTATGATGATTTACTAAATTCAATGTATAATAAAGGATCATTAACTAATGATCATAGAAGATTATTTAAATCTGATACATATACGATTAATTTGCCAATTGATATTGATAAATTCTGTAATTGGGAATTATATTACTGGGTAAATATGGGCTTTACAAGTGAATATGCTCTATACGAATATAAAGTTTATGATTCTGGCTATAGCGAATGGATTAAACAAAAACCATACATACTTAACGGAGAACCAGGAACAGATAATCTTGCACCATTAATTAATGCTAAAGTTGCTCCCAAAGATGATTTCGCTGAAATAGGAGATTATGCTGTTGTAATTTCAAAAAATCAAGTTGTTTACTGGATAAAGACAGTTGACGGCTGGGCAAGGTTGGGCACAAGTGATACGTCATCTCCGACATTTACGCAGTCAGATATAAGACCTGTAACACCAAGCGCAGGTGATACATATGTAAATACATAGAATTACGA